GTTGGTCTTGGTTTTTCAAACTGTATATGTGGATATAAATTCGTTAAAAGCTCATAGTTAAGCTGAGTTGCATGAAAGATACTTTGAGCCAAATGATGTTGAAATTTTTTTCCATTTAGCTCAAAGAAATTACCTACACCCAAATCTACATTAACAGTGTCTTCACCATGCTTTAGCAGTGTTAGAATTTTATCTGACATAAGGGGATAGTAAACTTTATCACCAGCTTTAAATAATTGATTGTTCATAGTTTTAACTCGCTTGTTTAATCAGGTAATTAAGCATTAAACCGTTTAGCTCATCATAAGCTTGAGTAGCTTCATGTAAACAGTTAAGCATTTTTTCACTTAATGATGAGAGTGTTTTTTTAAATGCTGACGATGGCGGTTTTTAAGTCGCTTTAATTGCTTGGGTTTTATGCCCACCCCGCATATTGTTTGGCACATAACTGGCTTCTTAAAGATACCAGTAACCAAAAATAATTTTCGATATAGTACTGGTGTATATGAACGACTGTTGTTTGCATATTAGCTACCTATTTTGTTCTGTTAAAATTGTGGTAATGTAGGATTTTTTCACATTGTAGTTAATGCCATCCGTTTGCCCATCTCTTAAATCATTCAAACCCAAAGAGTGAGCCAAATTGGCTAACTCATAACGAGTTAGCGGTTTATCTACGCTATAATCTATCTTGTGATGTGTGCCATCATCCGCCACCAAATCAAATACAATGGATACCATCTTGGCTTTAAATCAATAATTTTTAGACCTTTTGCGTATGACAACAAGCCAGTGTATTTTGCGGTTGCTAGAAATTTAGCAACCGTATCACCGTCGTATTCAAGCGGAAAACTCATTGAACCACTTATTTTTGGTTGATAAGGCTTTCTTTTCTTTTTCATCTTTGAACTTCCGCCAAAGCCTGCTGATAACTTGAATCAGTATCTTTGATAAAGACACCATCAAACATCACGCCCCTGCGGTCTTTAATCTCATTATACGCATGCTCTAGGCATTGCTCTAGAGAAAAATCAAACGCTTGGGCGATACTGGTTAGCAAAAACCACCCATCTATTGCTAGTCTGTCGTTTAATACCACGCCTGACAAAACATCAGCTAACGCAACCACCGAATAATCCAACTCACTGGTTTTTCTTGCTCCAATCGAGGCGTCTTCAGCGGTCGAGTGGTTATATTGCTCACTGATAATGCACATCACCACGCCAATATCACCGATAGCGTCCTTAATTTCTTCTAGGTCATGCTTAGCCACTGCGTCGCAAAGCTCACCGTATTCACTCATCAGTTTTAAACCCTGCTTGATTGGTGTTGAGCCTTTGATTAAATTTCTATCTTCTGCCCATTTGGTGATTTTTTCGATAATTTCTTTCATTTTTCAATCCATTTCATTAAGCTTAATTCATGTTCAATTTGTGCAATCGCTTGGCATTCTTCAACCGTTTTAGCGTCCTGTAAGATAGGGCGTCCGAAATTGATTGGGGTAATGGTTAAGCGAAATGCCTTATTTTCAACTCTGATTGTGTAGCTTTGGTTGATACCTTGGGCAAAAAATTCGTTTTGATTTTGATGCCATTCTAATTTTTTGATTTTCATAGCAACCCCTTAAAATGGCATGTCATCATCGCTGATGCTTTGTCCATACTGCACAGGTGGATTATACGGCTGAACATGGCTTTGAGGGTGCTGTCTAGCTTGGCTGTTCTGCTGATAGCTTACTTGCTGTGTTTGCCGCTTTCCGTATGGATTAGCTCTGCTCTTTTCGCTCTCTGCCTTAGCTCGCTCTAGCATTTGATCAATTTGACCAGGTAGTGCCTGCTCACCATTAATCATTTGTTTTGCCCATTGCTGCGTCTGAGCGTGATACACACCAAATAGATTAATGCTGTATTTTTCTTCGCCCTTGTCATTGATACGGTAATTTTTGCTAAATATTGCACCAAAAAATTTACCAACAAGCTCTGGCGCAACCATACCTTGTTTATTAACTATGCCACCAGCATTAAAGTCATAGGCGCTATATGTTCCCTGTGCCTGCGTAATACCTGCTGTGCCTGTCACTTTTAAGATGGCATTGATTAGATTATATCCAATCAATCGCTCACCTTGACCATTTGCGAAGTGAATAGCAACATCACCTGTTTGCTTTTCACTGCTTATTAAGCTTAGATGTAGCGTTTGCGTGCCTTTGTCGTTTTGGGTGTAGTAAGCTTGCGTGATTTTGACCACTTGCGCAGTATCACCATCAATAAAGTTACTTGCACCAAATTTGGCTGCGTCAGCATCGTTACAAGCGATAAAATAATTCATGAGTTTTCTCCGTTCTTAGGTAAGTTATAATAGTTGCAAATCGCATTATCCACCATCTCTAGATCATTGGTGATAAGGTCATTGTCGAACATCTCAAAAGGGGTTTTTACAGTAGTAAAGCCGTTGTTTTTGGTGGTAAAGTAGTTTTTTCCGCTCTCAATGTGCGTTTGTAATACGATACCCACCATGCCTTCAGGCGTAATTTTTTCATCGAGCAGCTTACCAATGGTTTTTAGCTTGGTTTTGCCGTCCACTTCGTCGGTATGGCTAAGAATATATACGCGCTGATACGGCTTCATGTGATAATTGACGGTATTTAAAATCTGCCAAATATTTTTGCCATTCTCTGTGTATTTATCATAACCTTTGACTTCACTATCTCGCATGTATTTATTACTCATGAGATACTGAAAATCATCAATGATGATGATAGGAGCTTTAGATTTCATCAAAATATCGCAAATCAGGTTCGGATCATCTGTAACAACTTGCTTAAATTCTGCACCACGAAACGGTAAGTATTTACCCACCACATTGATAAATCCGACATTGTCAGGGTTTAGGTTTCTCAAAGAGAAACTTTTTCCTGTGCCAGACTGCCCTAGAATAAATGCACCTATTGCCATTCTCTTTATCCTTATTGCACCTTGTAATAAATAGCAGGGCGGGCGATCTAGGTGCAAAAATAACCGCCGTTCGGTAGCTACTCCTAGCCCTGCTAAAACTTAACCAATTCTTATATGTTCATTTTGTACCAAGTTTGCCCCATCAATCACAATGCCATCTTTCAAGGCTTTGGCAATGGCCGCATTATTGGCTTTGATCTCCATCTTTTGGAATTCTTTTGGCAGGCGATCCGCATTGATATCAAGGCACACACTAGGAATGCTTTTTTGTCTGCGTATCGGTATGATCGGGTCATCAACCTTTTTAATATCGTTCGCCTGCATTGCCGCCAGCATATTAGACTTAAGACACTCATTTAAATTGTTTAAAGCACGCTTTTTTGCTGATAAGCGCCTGATTTCACCGTCAAGAGCATCAATATCGCTGCTGTTGTTTTTGATAAATTTGCCATAATTTAATAGCTTGTCGTGAAGGTCTCCTCGCAAGTCTAGTAAATCATTGACTTCTTCATCACTTGGCGTCTCACCGTTTTCCAGCATTTCGCCAAGTCTGATTAGACTTTCTTCAGCTTCTTTGCTGATTTGGTATAGATTCATTTTTAGCCTCACTCTCAAAAGGAAGCCCAAATTCATGAGCTAATAAATCATAGTACTGTTGCTCATCATCATCAAACTGAGCAAGCTCCTCTTCGCTGAATTGCAATTCGATAAAGTCCATAAAATCTCTATCGTTCATGCTGCCCCCTTAATGTTCTCAGATAAGGCGATGGGTTCAAACAGCCCTGCTTGTATCGCCAATACTTCGGCGATTTGCCAATCATCATGAGCCTGTAAATCAAGCTCAATTTCATGACCGCCTAGACACACCGATACGCTTAAAATGACGCTATGGTATTGACCGTCTTGATAACTAATACGCCCAGTTATTACCTGCTCGGACTTGCCGAGCCTTATTGTTGCTGTTGCTTTTTGCATTTTAATAACCTGCCTGCGATAAACTGCCATCAAGGCAGATGATAAATATTGCTGCTAAGAAAGCAGCAAATACCAAGCTGTAGAAAAAATTCTTAATTGTCATGCTGCTCTCCAGTAATAAAT